CATAGAAGAGTTTTACGGTCTGAGGTAATATGTGTCTCAGAGCGTAAGATACGTATAGGTTTTCCAGTAATTGGATGGCGCGCTTCCATTTTCCGAATTACTTTTTATATGCCGTTAGGCTTTAACCCTCAGCAACTTAGATGTGTATAAGGTAGACTAAACCCGTTTTTGCTAACAAATCCATAATGGCATAGGCAATAGTTGTATATTTCTTTTCAACAGTAGAATATTCTTCCGCCCAGTAAACTGCCGGATAAAGCGACCATACAGCCAATGTTAGATATACAGCAAGTTTATGCTTTGTTTGTTGTAATAGGAGAGCGACAATAGGTAAGAAGGCGAGCATACCTAGGGCAAAATATCCTTTGGATTCCAGCGGGTCCTTTGTCTTCGTGCCGAGATAGCCGGCAACAATCATTAATATGTCGCAGGCAACCATTGGTAAAATAACAGAAAGCGGTACATCATTTACATAGAGAAGTGCGGCGAGCATTAGAGGAGTTGTTAGCAGCCAGTCACTATGACGCCAACGGTCTGAGTCTTCGGGGTGCGCCATAATCTGGGAGTAGGCGAGACAGGCAATTGTGGGGATAATAGATAACACGGGCGTTGCGGAAAATGCTGTAAGTATAGAAACAACGAAAAATAGTGTAAATGCTGAGGAAACCGCAATCGTATCCCACGCTCCACCTTGGTGAATTTTTTGACCGACGAAAAATCCAGGAATAATGATACGAGGAGCGATAGCTGATACAGCGGCTCCCATTCTATATAGACTAGATTTTTCAATAATAGGCGGCACCAGCTAGAATCGCGGCATTCGCAGGTTCTCCAATAACATAGGTTGTAAATGTAGTCGATACATAGCCAGCGCCTGCGCTATATCCGCCATTCGGCATTGTAATAGTTACTGTACTTGTTCTATAATGGTATGGACCATAGGTTGTTGTAGTTGCTCCGCTGATATTTACGTTAAAGTTAACATATGACGAGAAGTTTGCTACTCCAAAGGTACTGAAGAGATACATATTCCAGCTGACACGAAGCTGTGTTCCTGTAGAATATATATGATAATTGGATGGATCTATGCGTAAATTGCTTCCAACCGAGGAGACATTGAGATTATATGTATTTTGATAAGGCCATATATTTGTTAGAGTTGTATATAGATTGCTATTATAAATACTATAGATATATTCCATTCTATATGCGGAGTTCGCAAGAGACGGTAAGGTAGGCCAGACAGATTGATTTTGTATCGCGCTCCATCGATTAAAATTCATAGATAGTAAATTACTATTTTGAGTATATGCTTGTGTATTTGTACTAATATCAAGTAAAATTACACCTTGTTTGAATGGTATACCAGTAAGATTTGATTGATTATATGTTACCTGATATATATTGTTGGCAATATTTGTAATATTATTCACTTTAACAACAAAATTTGTACTACTGGTAAAATCGAGTGTAGCTGTAAGGTTATTTGAATTGAGTGTAATAAACTGGGTTGTCACAAGTGATGAAAGAGTTGTGTTTGTATTACCGGTGATTGTTGATACTTGAGTTGTTAAATTGTATAACGATGATGATATATTGCTTGTTATTGTTGATAGGGCAGTTGATACTTGATTGGAAAGTGTAGAGATTGAGGTGGATGCAGCGGTATTCACAGTAGATACAATGACTGAAGTTATCAAGGAAGTTTGTGTTGACAATGAGGTTGATAAATAATAGACATATGCCGCATTTGTACTATTAATTAAATTGACTGTATATTGTTCTAGTTCCATAAAGGTTGAGTAAATGCCTTCAAGAATACTACTTGTGGTAATATAGGCAAACTGCGTGCTAAGATAGCTAATTTCGGCTATATTTTGATTTGTAGATCCGGTTAGGCAACTTATACTATATCCATTTGCCGATGACAACTGCGCAATATAGAGATTTGTAGAATACAGTCCGCTGGACAATGACACAATATTACTATTTATCGGTGAAATATTTGTACTAAAAAAACTACTTACAAGCACACCCGCGCCCGTTGTTGAAAAATAATTAAAATTTGTTTCGACGGTGGATAGGCGGGTATCATCATAGCTTAACATAGTGCTTATTGTGCTAGTTTGCCGTGAAAGACTCGCCGATGTACTCAGCAAAGCATTATTAATCGATGTACTAAATGTATTGAGTTGACTTACTGATAATTGGGAACTTGATATTGAAGAGAGTTGTTGTTGCGTCCATATTGCTGTTGATGTAAGTCCATAATTAATAAGACCAATTAACAATGTGGATGTCGTAGCATCCTGAATTCCTATACCGGTGCTCATTGTAGAAAGCCATAATTGTGTAGATAAGTAGAGTTGATTTACAGCACTATTATAAGATGATACATTTGATAATGTATTTACAGTACTGAGACATACATTAAGAGTACTTTGATAATATGAATTGAGCTGAATTTGGAACGAATTTGCGGTTGATAAGAATGCGTAATTCAAGTTTGTTGATTGAATACTTGATAAATATGTAAAAATCGTGCTAAACGAAGAATACGTGTAATATTCAAGGGTACTTAGTTCACCTGATAATCCAGTACCGTATGTAGTATCAATAAGTGTACTTAATTCAACGTATTGATTTACGAGCGCAATACCGATACTGGTACTAAACGATGAAAGAGCGCTAGGGCTTATAGTATTACTCCAGTAGGTCTGACCTTGACCATTCGCATATAGTGTATAAAGTGACGAAATAGGATAATTTCCGCCTGTACGAAAGCTTAACTGCTGGAGCAATAAACTATTTAAATTCGCTCCCGTAGGATACGCCATTCTAACGTTGTAGGGCATTTTTGCCAGCTCTCTGAATACGCAGGAACCCCATCATCTAAAAACAACTTATAGACGTAGAGTAAGAGTACCATGTCCAATTCAGGAGGACTTCTCCAGTTAGTTGCTACCGGACGGCAAGACATCTATCTTTCCGGTAATCCACAGACGACTTTTTTCAAACAAGTCTATCGGCGCTATACAAATTTCAGTATAGAAACCCAGCGCATTCCATTTGATTCTGCTGTCGACTTTGGCAAACTTATTACAGTTACGGTGCCGCGACAGGGCGATCTTCTATCACAGGTCTATCTACAAATCAATTTACCACAAATTACACCGGCAGGACCGATACCGCAGCCGCCAGGCATTGTAACTGAACAACCGACCAATTATTCACAGATTACAAATTCGGTCAGTTGGGTCAATGGTGTGGGTTATGCGATGATTGATTATATCAGTATTTGGATTGGTCAACAGGAGGTCGACCGCCATTACGGCGAATGGATGTATCTCTGGACGCAGCTCAGTACACCGGGGTCAAAGAAGGATGGTATTTACTATATGACAGGAACGCAAGAGGTCTTTAACGATCAGTCACAATCAGGTCCCCTTAATCTCTTAGTTCCACTCGATTTCTGGTTTTGTAAGAATCCAGGTCTTGCCTTACCGCTCATTGCGCTACAGGCAACACCGGTGCGCTTCTATATTCGACTCAAGAATGGCAATGATATGGTGTTCAGTAATAGCTTAGAGAACGCAATCCTGAATAACAGTCCTAATTGTCCAACTGCGCTTACCGCCACACCGGTTACAATTACTGATATGGTGATGTGGGGTGATTATATCTATTTGGATACAGAGGAGCGCCGCCGCTTTGTGAGTTCGCGCCACGAATATCTCATCGAGCAGGTACAGCAGCAGAAGCGTTATAGTATTCCTCTAAATACAACACGTATCTCGGTACCGTTAGTCTTCAACAATCCGATTAAGGAAATGGTATGGGTCGTGAATGAGGACCGTATGCAACAGGCACACGAATGGTTTAATTACGGTAGCCGTATGTTGAACGAGACCGGTATTCCTAACTTAGATATTATCGCTACGGCACTTCTTCAATTTGACGGTTATGATCGCTTTGAGGAGCAGGCGGCACAGTATTTCCGTTTAATGCAACCATGGCAACGTCATACGGCAGTTCCTAACGATTTTATCTATGTATATTCCTTCAGTTTAGCCCCGGAGGCAGAGCAGCCTATGGGAACGTGTAACGGCAGTCGCCTGGATTCTATTGTATTACAATTGACAATGAATCCACAGGTACAATCGTATCCTGCGGGTGTTACAACGTATGCGACAAATTACAATGTGCTGCGTATTGTTGCGGGTCTAGGTGGCGTTCTATTCACTGTATAAATTAAGATAAAAACCATTAGAGATGTCGTCCGATGGTCTGACTGACGGAGTAAGAGCAGGAGCACCGCCGCCACCGCCGATACCGCCGATCCCACCGGTGCCTCCTGCGCCACCGGATTCAACCCCGTCCGCGTCAGAAACCGCAGATGACTATGGTAGTAAGAGTGGCGGTAAAACCCCGCATCATATTTCGGATATTGATACGTGGAAGCACGCAGATAGAAATTATTTCGTCTTTGTAATTTTGTCGGTTCTACTCGGATTATTGGGCGCAGACCATTTTTACTTACGTAGTTTCCATACGGGTATAATGAAAATTATTTTCAATATTTTTACACTTGGTATGTGGCATTACTGGGATTTAATACAGATTGTGTATGATGGGCGAAAAATACGCGAAGAGGGTCTTACATCACCGTTTGACTGGATCTGTGGCATTGGACGCGGGGTGTTTACACAAAATGATGGAAAGCCAACATTTACTTCCGAAAAATCTTATCTTGTTTACGCTGTCTTAGCAATATTTTTCGGATTTTTAGGCGCGGATAAGTTTTATATGGGTGAGATGTGGCAGGGACTCGCAAAACTCCTCAGTGTATTTAATATTTTCCTATTCTTATTTGGATTCTTATGGGTACTGTGGGATAGTATTCACGCACTCTTTATGACAAAAAGTATTCTAGAGAATGGAATCTCCGCACCGCTGCCGTATGCTATGTTTTTCAATCAGCCGATTGATGGCAAGAAGTTCTTAGTGACGCATCCTACAGGTTCTATAAAGGGAGGCTTTGACTTTGCTGGTATGATACCGACTATATCTATACCACAAATATCGTATAGTGGTATTTATAAGGATATTGTAGCACCATTGATGTCACCGGCAGTGGTAGCGGCGCTCCACGCTAAGATACCCGAATTGCCCGATGCTCCTACTATGCCTGGAATGGCAAAATACGGATTGCCTACGGAAGTAACAGGTGTTGCTACTCCTACGGTGAGTGTAGGTGTCCCCGTTTCACAGGTAACGCCAGCGTCGCCAGCACCGCCAGCACCAACCCCCGCACCCAATGGCGCAAAAGCCGCATCTACACCGATTCAGACGCAGAGCGGTGGCGCACGTGAGCGAAGCTCGCTAGAGGGACCTGGACCCGCAATTGCGGGCGTTCTTACCGCCGTCGTTATTGCGGGAGGTTTAAAAGGATTTTATGACGTCATTAGTAAACAATACGGATGAAGATGCTAGATACTCTAAACGATTTTGAGACAATGTGGCTGGCGGATCCGAAAGGCGCAGCACTTGATGGTATGCGAAAGTCCGATAATACCTTTCTCATATATTTTACCGCTATTTGGTGCGGCTATTGCCGCAATATTGATCTTTCAAAGGTAGACGCCGCTGCCACCGCCAAGGGACTCACACTCTGGAAGTGCGAACATACTGTCAATAAGACGACTGCCGGTTATTGCGGTGTCATGGGGTTTCCTACCTTTATGGCATTCCGCCCGAAGAAGGTGGTCGACCAATTTCAGGGTAGCAGTACTGAGGACATCTGCCGTTGGATTGAATCTCTCTAAAAGTAGATGGATGTGGAGCGGACTATCATCATTGGGGGTGGTCTGGCTGGCTTATCTATTGCCGAATATCTTGCCAAGAAATCCGGCAATGATGTGCTCGTGCTTGAGCAATATAAGGCGTGGGGCGGCAGAGTCGTCACTTACCGCGATAAATCCAAAAATCTTCAATACGAAATCGGCGCTGGTCGCATCTTTCACAAACATAAGCGTGTTGCCGCCCTGGTTGACCGATTCGGTCTTCACACCTATCCAATTTCTACCGACAGCACGACACCCAACGGACACCCAAACCCCTTTCTACAACTCTTTGAGCCGCTAAGACATGTCTTAGACACTCTGCCCAACGAGGAGCTGGCGAAACATACTGTAGCAGAACTTGTCCCCCAAGAGCTCGCCCAAGTACTTAAATACTATCCCTATTGGTCAGAATTCAACCTTTTACGCGCCGATCTCGCACTTCCGCTCTTCAAGTCAACCCGCGAAATGGGATCCGCCAAATCCTCCGACTACTATGGAATCGTCGAAGGGCTAGACGCACTTACCACAGGGCTCCACGCCGCCGCCATAGATGCCGGCGCCACCCTTAAAAACCGCCACACAGTCACGAATATCACCAGACTCGCATCCAATTTGTTCGAAATTACAGGTGTCCGTGGTAAAAAAGCAAACCAACGACCCTTCAACTATTGCGCATCGAGAGTAATTATAGCAACCTGCCGCTGCGGATATAGCGATTTTAGTATTCTCAAAGATATGCCATTAATGAAACAACTCGCAACGGGACCACTTCTTCGTATTTATGCTGTATATCAACCTCCATTAGATATTACGGAAAAGATAGTGACGGATAGTCCTCTACGTTATATTATTCCTATTAATCCAAAATCTGGTCTAATTATGATTTCCTATACAGACGGGACTGACACAGACTATTGGCGCAACCTTGATGGCGATGCCTTAGAAGAGGCTATTCACAATGAATTAACAGAACTCTTTCCCGATAAAACAATTACAAAACCGACCTATTTGAAGAAGCACGATTGGCCAAATGGATGTACATATTGGCTACCTGGAATATACGATCCAGCAACTGCGTCAAAACTAGCTCATAATCCTGAGCCGAATCTGTATCTGACGGGCGAGTCGATTAGTTTAACGCAGACATGGATGGAGGGTGCCTTGGAATCGGCAGAGTATCTCAAGACTCTCTTAGAATAAAATCATGTTCCAATATAGGAATGGCTAAATTTAAGCCTATTAAAGGTGTAAGTCTTTTTCTAATTGCGCTTGGGGTAACACTCGCAATTATAGCATTCTTTAGATATTTACCATCCTTGTCTGCTCCTACAATCCAGGATATTTGGGTGATTAACCTTGATAAGGATGCCGAGCGGTGGAATAATATTCAAACAAAGACACAGCATATCAGTAATATGGTTCATCGGTGGTCCGCAACGCATGGCAAGGATTTAACAAGGGACCAGGCGCAAAAATATGGCGCAGGATATGTGGTAACCATGTCGCGCGATTTTGAAAAAGACGGTAAAACGGACCGAATTACGTCGGCAAATATAGGAGCGGTCGGTTGCTGGATTTCGCATAAGCGGCTTTTAACATACCTTGCGGAGCAACCTACAAATAATAACGCAGGACATCTTATCTGCGAGGACGATGCGGAATTTCCTACCGATTTTTTGACGGGTAATGACGTATGGTCGACAGTATCGAAAAATATTCCTGCCGATTGGGATATGGTGTTTTTAGGTATTAAGAAGCCAATTATAGGCAAGACTGTCGCCCCAGGTATTAAGAAGATGACAGCTTCGTATAATAAGGGTAACTGGGGAGCCCACGCGTATCTTGTGCGTCACGGCGCGCTCAAGACGAAGATTTTACCGAGCATCAAACACATGACAAATGAGGTTGATGTTCACTATGATATGATGGCAGATCATTGGAATATTTATATATGCGATCCGCCAACAGTACGTTATAATGATGAACTTGCTGCGAAATCAAATATTAACAATCTTAATTTATAGCTAATATAGTCGATTTTGAGCTTACTTCTTCATCAGGTACAATAATATTTGGATAAATACAGTATACATTTAGATCATTAAATAGCGAATTATACTGATTGTCAATCGCGTCGGTCATAAATCGTAAAGCAGGTAGAAGCTTGGTTTTTATAGAACCGTGCTTCACTAAATATGCGTGGGTGCCGTACTGATTCTTACCAGGCACGAGTTTGACAATCTTATCGGCAATCGGGACACTCTCTATCTCGCCGCCCATTCCTAAATAGACTATATCCCAATCAGTAGGAATATTCTTAGAAATGTTAGACCAGGTATCCTTACCAGATAAGAAGTCTTTAGGGACGTGGGCGTCATCCTCTAAAATAAGATGACCGTAGCTGTTTGTTCTATCCATATTTGCTAAATGCTGTAAGAGTCGCTTATGCGATAACCAACATCCGACAACTCCCTTATTGACAAGTTCCTTATCTTTGCCGGCTACGCGGGTAAAATATAGACCAACGCCCTCATCGCGGAGTTGTTCACGGTCGGTAATCGTCTTTCCGTCCATCGCAGAAAAACGGTGAACCATATCTCCAAACTGCGCGGTGCTCTTACGCATATGTTCCCATCGATCGGGCGCACGGTCTAGATTAATGACCCAAATATCATCAATACGCGCAGAACTATTCAGGCTAAACATTCGGTAAAAAACATATCCTATAAAGGCGAGAATAACAACAAATAATATAAAATTATACAGCTTCTGGGTTTGGCTCTTCATCCTATTTTATACAATTATTTATTCCGTAGTTGCTGTGGCAAGTCGGTCCGCTTCGGCATTTCCTCGCGACGCAAAGTCAACCCCGCTAGTATGAGCCGGCACATGGACCATAGAGGTTACCAGGCGGATACTTTTCCACATTAGCCACATAGGTTGAATAATATCCTGGTGTAGTACAGGCTTTCCGTCCGCCTTCCGCCACCCACGCCTTTCCCACCCTTCGCACCATTTCAACAGCACATCAATACTGTATTTTGAATCAGTGTAAATGGTCGCTCCCGCAATCCGTCCATCCGCAATGTACTTGATAACATAGTCCAAAGCCCTAAGTTCCGCACGCTGATTCGTCTGTGGTTCATGTCCCGGAAGCGCAGCGGAATATTGATGAACTGTTGTAGTTCCATTACAAATATGAACACCGAAGCCCGCCTTTGCCCCTGCGCGTCCATTGTTGCGCGCCGACCCATCACAGAATAACGCAAGTCCTGATGGACCAACTGAGTTCATTTATCATCCAAACAGAAAAATAAAATACCTATCATTTTTTAGAGTAATGTCACTAACATCAGATGTATCAAGACATCTTTTTCATCTCCTCGCTGTAGGACCTCTCTTTTTATATGTAGGGATCCAGCGCGAAAATGTTCCAGAGCACGTGTTTACCGCGATTGGTCTTTTAGGTCTGGTTGTCCTTTTCTACCATTCATACAAAGCCTATCTCAAGCTGAAGGATGGGCAGAGCGCCTGGATTAACTGGATTCATATCTTACTTGTTGCCCCGCTTCTAATCATTTTAGGATATCTAAAAAAGGACGCGAATCGACGATATTTTGAGATGATGCTATTACTAGGATTTTCCGCAATTGGCTATCATGGTCTTTACCTGATGCGCGAGATGATATTTAACTGATCATTCGATGCTTGTGTCTTATAACACGCAATGCTATGATATAGATAAGCGGAAGAGGAAGAATATGTATGATGGCAGCGCCCGCACTGTTCTCCGCGAACATACGGCGGAATCCATTCGCGTGCGTGAGTTCGAGCATAATGAATCAACATATTTGACTTTGTATGCGTTGTTTGCGTACAACCCGTTGCGGGGCACTTAAAGGAAATAGCTACCGCAGGATTTTCTGTAACACCTCCAAGAATTTCTTTTTCTTTATCGGTAAGCTTAGGAGCATCTGCGTGTTTTGTCGCAAGATGATTCATATATCCTGAACGTTGTAAGAACTGCGGATTATTTGCGCATCGACTACATTCAAACGGCAGCTTTGGACTATGATTTTTCATAATATGATAATACATAGTATTTTGCTTTTGCGTAATTTTTCCACAATTCGTGTGCGGACAAACATAGTTACCCGCATCATTCTTTACATATTTTACAGGAGTGGGGGTAGTACTAGGAGGGATACGTTCCATAGAATTATTTAAGGAAGCAACGTGAGAATAATATAATACCCCGCGAAAGCTTCAATTTTTTGCGAAGAATGACTCAGCAACAGCCACGTATCGCAATTTTAACGATGGTGATCGGCGCCGATTATACAAAGGCGGTCGAACCAGGTCTCGCAACAAAGCGGGCTTACGCCCAAAAACACGGTTACGATTTTATCTGCGGCGGCAAGGAAGTATGGGATCGCACTCGTCCGATTCCCTGGTCAAAACTCCGCTATATTCTGAAATATCTCGATGACTACGATTACATATTTTGGTCTGATGCCGATGTGATTATTATGAATCAGGAATTTTCAATCCGTGAACATATCCTTCCTCTTCTACCAGCCAACAAAGACCTATTATGGACGAAAGACGTTGTAGGCAATCTCAATTCAGGCAATATGCTACTGCGCGGCAAGTCCGCCTGGCTCAAGAGTTTCATCGAACGCACCTATCAACAAACCCAGTTTATTCATCATATTTGGTGGGAAAACAAGGCGATGATAGACGTGGCAGAGAAGAACCCCAGTGATGCCGCTATGATTGTGACAATTACAAACCATAGTCTTTTTAACGCCTATCTATTTGGTCCGCAAAATCTCGCTACCGATCCGAGTGCGAGACTCTTCCAGCCAGGCGATTTCCTAATACACTTTGCCGGTGTTGCCGACCAATGGAATATCTATCGAATGATGATTTATATGCTCAATTGTTCGAAGACCAGCACACCCTTTAATACTAAACTCCTTGACATCTGGTACGCAACTCCGCTAAAAACGCAAAAAGAGGCTGACGCAAGTCTCGAAAATATCCCTTACCAAGGTAAGGGATGATAAATCATAGCGGGAGTGTATGGTTTTATGTTCTCGCATTGGTGATCATACTTCTTCTATTTGGCGATGCCCGTTCAAAACATATGTTGACCATTTCCCCCGAAAAGGCGGCGTCGATTGAATACGAGAACTGGCCGTCGTGGGATACCATAGATCCGCCTGGCACTCGTATTCGTATTCTCTGGATTCTACACGATTACGTACCGTTTGTGAATGCCGGTTCAGAGATTTGTGCGCATACGATGAATAAGCATCTTCTTAAGAAACCGTATTTATATGATATTTGGGTCGGCACGCCTGGCTATCCAAATAAGACCTACGAAGGTGTCCGTTGTTTCGATTTATATAATACAAACACCCTTTTTGAACTCTTAAAGGATACACACGTTTTGATGAGCCATTCTTATTACTATCGCAAGCAGTCAATATGGATTGCTCATAAGTTTGGTATACCTTTTCTGGAATGGGTCCACACTGATAACTATGTTCGTGCTATAGATCCAAATTGGTTTGATGAGCGACTCAAAGGGCGACAGTGGGCGATTTTCAATTCACATAGTTTACAATCTTCCCGAAAGGATTTGCCGAAGGATTATTTACGTATTGTAAGACCGCCAGTAGACTATCGTAAGTATGGTATATATCATTCGCACCTTGATGAGCCGAAGAAGGACGCAAAGTATGTCACATTGAGTAATGTAAATGAGAATAAGGGTGGCGAGCTTCTTATACAGTTAGCAAAAGCAATGCCTGAACAAGAATTTTTAGGTATTCTTGGCGGCTATCGTAAGCAAATCACTGATAAAACGCTCCCGAATCTTAAGTATATTGAGCATACAACGCAGATTAAGGATGTGTATGAGCAGACGTGGGTGATGATTATGCCGTCCAAAGAGGAGACATGGGGGCGTACAGCAGTGGAAGCGATGTCTTCCGGTATACCCGTGGTCGTTTCACCTACACCTGGACTGATGGAGTGTTGTGGTGATGCCGCACTGTATTGCGACCGTGGCAATCTAGAAGAATGGGTCAAGACACTGCGCAAGCTCAAGAAGGATCGCGAATTCTATAATCAGCGATCCTCAATTTCGCTCCAGCACGCGCGTTCATTGGATCCGACAGACGAGCTCGCAGACCTAGAAACGTGGATTGAGAAGACGGTCCTCAAAGCCAACACGCATAAAGATAAAACTTGTTCACCACTCGAGAAAAATCTTCTATTTAGATAGAAACCAGAATGGCGAACCGCACGCGTAAGAATAAGCGCACCAACAACACGCAGGTAGCGGGCGGCAAGGTTGCGCGCGTCGGCACCCGTGCGCAGGTC